TGATAATTCCAAAGCAACAATACTTTGCTTTTTGTTTCTATCTGTAATTTCTGTCATAACCACAATCGAACCATTTACTGTTTTAGATGGGAAAATTGCAATCGGGTCTACCAATGCACTAGGTAATTGTTTCCACATTTTGTTAGTAACTGTCTTATGTTGATTGTTTTTGCCAGCACCTGTTTTCATATCAAAATATTTAGAAACATACATTTTGATTGGCAAATCCTTAACGCCTACGAGTTGCAGTACAGCTGGAGTGTCCATAACTCTAATTAAATCAGATCTTTTATAAGATGAAATATTATCTATAATTCTACTCCACTTTTTCTTATCAATACTTAATTTAAGTCTTGCATCTTGCTCTAATTGATTATACCCTTTTTGGTTTTCTAAAACTGCATTCATATTGATACGTACGCTATCACGGAAATAATCCATAGCAGTATAACCACCACGGCCCATTTGTCGCATATATTGTGCCATTACATCAGCATGTTGTGCCATTAACAACGCATTAGCTTTTGCCGTTTCACGTTGTTTTCTGTCGGTACTTTCACCAATTGCTTTAACTACTTTGTTATATACATCATAGCCACTCTTGGATAATTGCATCCGTAGTGCTATATCGTTATCGGCCAATGTAAAAATCTTATCATGCAATCGTTCAAGGCTTTCAATTTGTTGTAGCGTATGTTCCATATCAGCATGATGGATATTGCTTTGGTTGAGTGCTTCAACGTTATCAGCAAATGCAGTTTGTGCTTTTGCTACGCTTGAATGGTACGCTGCTCGTCTACGTTCTGCGTTTGTGCGTGGCGCTTTACCGCTATTGTTAGACTTGTAATCAGTCAGCCATTGTGGCTCTACACCACTTGCCGTAGCTTCCTTGATATCATTATCCATATTGTCAAAGTCGCTTGCATAGTTTTCACGATACTCTTGCACTAGGTTTTTATACAAATTGTTGTACGCTTGTTTAACTTGTGTAGGATTAGCGAATACTTGGTCTAATACTTCACGATCTACATCGCTTGCATCTTCAAATTCATCACGGATAATGCTTTCTTTAACTCGTGCTGCTTTTTTCTCTGTTGCATCAACTAGGTTATTATTAAAGGCTTCCACTTCCGCTTTTGCACGTTCAAGGGTTTTCATGCTCATACCGCCACGAGTAAAGTATGTACTTTCTTCTAGTGCCTTTACAGTTTCTTCCGTCAAACCACCGCTTAATTGTGCATACTTTCCGATTGGTACAGGAATGTCTGCATTAGCCTCTATGCTTTTTGATACTTCCTCTTGTGTAACCAAACCACTATCAATCATATTCTTAATGGCTAGTTGCCCTTGCTCTGTTTCTGCCATTTCGTTGACATTTACATATGCAGTAGATACACCTACATTATCGCCCTGTGCTTGTACGATTTTTCCGTATAGTTCAGGGTTTTCTTTTGCAATTTGATTGGATGATGCATCTTGTTTTAGCGATTGCATAATTGCGTGTCCGTTACGGTTTTGTTCCGCCATCACCGCTTGCTGTTGCTGCTCTGGTGTTAGCTTTGTAAACTCATGGAACGCTTTCATTGTGTGTACACCACTTACACCGCCACCAAGTGTGCCTAAACCAATCACCGCTGGTAGTGCTTGTAACATCGCACCACCTGCACCCAATGCAATATCACCTACTGAATATGCATCCTCTAGGTCATTTGCATTGCGGTAAATGTTATGTTGTACCTTTTCATTGACATCTTGCAAGCCCTCTTCGACTAACTCCGAACCACCAGCTTTTAAGGACGCTTTCGCCATCTGTCCAACTGTAGCACCAATGCCTCTATCAAAGGTTTTAATCGTGTTAGATGTAACATCCTCTAATGATTTTGACATAATGGATGCTGGTGCTACCTTACCTACGCCTTTAATCATGAAACGTGTTGATACCATTTCAATACCAGTATCAATTGCAGCAAATGACATGGCGTATTTATAGGCCTCGTCATTAGAATATACTCTATTACCTTGTGCATCACGTTTATTTACTAATTCGAGGTATTTATTGCCAAATGACATCTTATACATATTGTATGCCATATCAGCACCGCCGCCCCATTTAGCACCAGTTGCAGCACCTACACCAATACCAACACCATCCGTGGCTAAACCGCCGATAGCACCACCAATTACAGCACCTACAATTGCACCTCTACCACCATGTTTACCCATCATATAGGTTTGTGCAGTAGTATCGCCTACAATAGCTTGCAACGGACTATCTAATGCATCCGCCTTGCGATATTGTTGTAAGTTGCCTTGTAAGCGTTCCATTTCATCAGTTAGTTCTTTGATGCGGTCTTTATCGGTAGTATGTGCTAGTTCAAAGCCTACATTGCCTAATTTGATTTGATCATTCATCGCCCAAACACTTTGCTGAATGCTATCAAAAATACCTCGTGTAGCTTTTGCTGACTGTAAGTTTTGCAAAGTGGTAATAGCCTCTGCGGAGCTTTTATAATTAATGCCAATTAATTCAGGATACAACTCATATACTTCATTAATAGTTTTGCCTCGATTAATTTGTGCTGCGGCCGCCTCTGCTCGTCTGATACCATCTTGACCGCTGGCCATAATAATGTCAGGACTAATACCTAGTGCATTACCGCTATCTTGTGCTGATTGTGCCCAATCCGCTTTATTCCATAAGTAGATTTGTTCTGCACGATGCATTACAGGTTGTAAGATTTCACTTTGTTGTGGTGTAACATCAGTTTGTGTCAATGCGTTCATTGTATTTACAGAGACTGTAACGTTTGATGGGTTTTTTATTATCCAATCACCGATGCCACTAACTGCGTTACCTATAGCCTTACTATATGAATTGTCTGTTACTTCTTGTTGAACACCACCAACAAAACCTACATTTGCATTTGATTTAATTTCAAATGTACCATTTGTCGCTTGTTCAGGTGTAATCTTATTCATTATTGACCTAACCTTTCAGCTAATTGTTCTGGTGTGATGGTGTGTTCTTCGCCCCTAGCATCTTTATAAACGTAGTATGGCTGACCATCTGCACCAGTTGTGTTATATAAACCATATATACCTTGTGATGCTAGTTGTGCGTTTGTGTAAGATAATGCAGCACCGCTACCACCAAAGGTATTTGCTAGATAACCTACACCCCAATATTTACCAGTTTCAGTTGATGCGATTGTTTGTTCTGCCACCGCATCAGCACCCCATTGTGCCATTTGTGCTGGCGATGGATCATATCCGTTTTTCTCCCTAAACTCTTGTACTTTAGGATAAACTGCGGTTGATACACCTTGCCATTCAACACCATCTATCTTTCTACCAGCTAAGTTTTCTATGCTACTTTTCATACCTGACATTTCAGGTGAGTACTTTCCAGTACCATTTGAATATTCATCAAATTCATGATTGATTTGTGTTAATTGTTGAGGGTTAAAATACACTCCCATTTGACCAAGAAAATCGTTCAAATCATCCATAGACTTGAATTGTCCGTTAGATATAGCGGTTTTAACACCTAATACATTAACCTCTTTTGCTTGCATTGCTTTTGCCGCCGCTTTATTTACAGAAATTTGTGCTTGATTTAACTGGCCTTGCATTGCTCGTTGATATTCAGGATGTGTTTCCGCATAATCTTGTTGCATCTTTAACACTTCAATATCAGTTGCACCATTCCTTACTGCTGCCGCTACACGTTGCTCAATCTCTACTTTTTGATTTTCAAGTATTTGTGCTTTGCGTTTAGCCATAACTTGTAAGCGTGTAGCCACGTTTCGTTGGATCATATCTTTTCGTTTTTGTGCATCGGCTGGTGTTTCCTCTTGGCCTTTACTATCGCCAAGCAATCTCGCTTTTACCTCTTGCATATATTGACGAACACTAGGTTCATCGCCATTACCTTGCGGAGCATCCCATGAGTAATGACCACCATTTCCATCTATGGCATCAGGTAAACCATCTCGCCACCGCTCACCATTTGCCTCGCCAGCGTACCAAGCAACAAATGCACCCTCTACACCATATCGTTGGACATATTGACCCAGTTTGAATGCAGCAACTTTCTTTTGTGCCTCTGGATCCGATATATCAGCACCAGCAAGTCCAGCCTCTTTTGACCACTCTGGCCAGTTTTCAGGCATGATTTGAAACAACCCATATGCACCAGTTCGACCATTAACCGCACTAGCATTTCCGCCGCTTTCTTGCCCCATTACAGCATTCATAACATCTTGCACAGTCGCATTTGATGCACTAACACCAGCCACCTTGCCAAATCCACTACTAAACAATTTATCAGTAACTTTAGTTAACAAATCAGGGTCATTAGGGTCAAACTCACCAATAATACCGTCAATCTTGCTATCATCTGATGTAGCCAATACCATCGATGCATTGCGTACCTTTTGACGGTACCCCATGATTTTTTCTTCATCGATTAAGCCTGACATAGCAACTTGATTGATAATCTTATTTGCACCATCCAAATCATCGTCAGCCATTTTCTTTTCAATCATGGTTGTAGCAATATTTTGTTGTGCTTTCTTTACTTGTAATCGGATAGTATTATCATCATAACCAAGGTTAGATAATTGTGCCGCTACACTACCGCTTACTTGTTTCATAGCATCATCAAATGCATCAGGACTAGCATTTACTACCGCATTATTAGATATATTTTGCACATTCATATCTAATGCTTTCATTGCACTATCTTCAAATTGACCACGCACAAACTTATTGATTGTGTTTGTTGTATTAGTAATATCATTGTCTACAACTTTATTAAAGGCATTGACAGCATCTTTGAATTTAAAACCATACTTCTCGAATATAAGTTGCCTTGCTCTTTTCTCTTGGTTTTGATAATCAAGCGGAATGGTTAAAGCATTTTCACCCTTTCTGTTCATAGCACCATTATCAGGGTTATATAGCCAATCATTCATCATGGCATTGTACTCATTTGTTGCATTTACAACATCGGTCATTTCCTTTTGTTTTTGTATCGTCAACATTGTGTTGCCTAAATCACCGATGGCCTTTGTGAGGTTATCCATGCCTTGTGTGTTACCACCATAAGCCATTTCATTTGCGTAACCATGAATATTACCATTGATGGTATTTAAGCGTTGCTCTTGTTCATAATTAACTAATTTCATAACTACCTACCATAAGTCCATACTTTTCTAACAGTTTTTACAGGCCTTTCAGTAGCACTTGTTAAATCGCCACCATATTGAGTAATGTATTTACCGCTGCCGCCATATTGTTGTTTTAAACCATACATACTAGATGCACCACTCAATATAGTACCAACCATCGCTAACCGCCCCTGTGTTTTGGCGTTCGATGCGGATGTTCTTGCTGTGCTTGCCTCGTTGCGGTAGTTTAAACCATTTAGATATTCATTGTAGATACTGTTATTCTTGTTAGTTTCCCAATTCTGAATATCTTTGTTGTATTCATCATAGCTACTAGCCATCAACTGTAATGGTGTACCGCTCATAGTTAAACCGCCAGCACCAGTTTCTGCTACGTTCTGCCCTTGGATAAGTCGCATCTTATCGGACATTTTATCTCGTTCTTGCAAGGCTTGGTCTGCTATTTGTTCTTGCTTGCGATCACTAATACGTGCGTTAGCCTCTGCCACCCTTGCTTGTTGGTTATACATTGCAGCTTGTGCCTTACCTTGTTGGTGTTGCATAAACAACGTACTAACCATGCTCGCTGCCGTTAATGCAATAGGGTTACACATTCGCATCCCCCTTTCTCAATGTGAATAAAACCATATCCCCATCGTTAATATCGTAATGAATAACCGCACCTAAAGATTTTAGCCATCTAATGGTGCGGTGATTTTCTTTGTGTATATAGTTAAAAAGTACTTCCCTAGTTTGTAGCCATTCCCCAATGATATTTCTACTAACTTTTATAAATTGCTTTTGCAATGTCAAACTACGTTCAAAATCTTTACTCCCCAAAAAGTAAATGCAATGCATACCATTTAGTGATGTGTTTGATACACCATACACGCATAACGGCTTGTCATTATCAATAACAATTCGACTTTGATAATCTTCCCCAAGAATATCGTTTACAAAGTCATTTTCGCCATAGTTTGAATTTTTTCGATTGATATATTTAACCTCTAAGGCATCTATTGAACGTAAGTTGGTATATAACTCACGAATTAACGAAACGTGCTTAGATGGGCTAATTTTACATTCCATGAACATTTGGGAAACCACCGCCAATTTCTACCTCTCTTGTAACCGCTAATAGGTTAAATGGGAAAGGTTTTGAGTGTTTTATACAGATTTCTGTATTTGTATTAACGCTAGTTGCGATTTTAGGTAACGCTATTACAGTATCACCAGTAAATAGCGTTTTAGGTTTTAAGATTAAATCATCTACATCATCAAATGTTCTACCTACGCTACCACCATATGAACGATATAACCGCAACGCAACTCGTGATATAGTTACCAATCTGCATTGCAATGTGCCATCGTTTATTTGTTGCTCTACGCTAGGTATTTTGATTTTAGTAGTATATGGTAACCCAACAGTAATTACATTCGCTTTGCCGTCTAATTTAATAACACCAGTTGGTGGTACTACCCTAGATGGCATCTGTTGTCCATCAACTACTATGTCTACCATTTGCCCTACTAGATGAGGTGCGTTGATGTAATCAGTCTTAATCGAATTAGCCACTTTAACATAGCAATCTAGGAACACATCGGAGTTATCCTCTGTGTACAACGGAATGCTACGTTCAATGCATTTAACATTCTTGTTGTTGATAACACGATCTACTACAAAATAGATTGTGTCTTGTTCACCCTCTGCCACGCTCTCTACATATCTGTATTTACCATTAGTTACAAAATGCGACCAACCATACTCCTTTTGTTCTGGTATATAAGTTAAACAGTTAAGTTGTCCATCATCCCTTACATAGTAGATGATAGAGTCTGGGTCTTGTGCATAAGCACTTGTTACCGCTACATGACCTTTAACCAATGTTTTTACAAACAACGTTAAGTCTTGCCCTGTGTAGTTATCACTCTCATAAGAGTAACCCATATCACGAACAGTACCGCCACGCTCTTGAACGAATACACATCGGTTACCAATGAATTGTGGTTCACATTTCAATGCACCACGTTGTGTTTGTGTTTTAAGATAACAGTTAGTAGGTGTAATAGTCTTGCTCCCATCGACTATCCACTCATTACCACTAGTAAGTACGATTAAGTCATTAGCTGGCACAAGGTGTCTAATTTCATACATCTTGCGGTTGATTACTGGTAGTGTGATTGCACTATCATCTGTAATCGTACCGCCTACTTTTTCCACACCAAAGTTAGGGTAATCGCCAGTTCTACTAAACCATATAAAGTTAGGCTTACTATCAGTAGCAGCAACTACAAATCGGTCTTGATAGAATGTACAAAGTTTAGGATAACCATTACCTCTATTCCAACTACCTAATTTCCATTGGTGGCTAGGCTCACCCTCTTTAATGCCATTCAAGATATTAACTTTTGCAGTCTTGCTATTTTCAACGCTTACAATCTCAACTACACCATATTGCATGAATGGTAGAATGGATAGATCGCAATTCACAGAACCGCTTTTAATATCGGAGATATATTTAAGCCTTGCGCCAGCCTCTATCTTACCGCTATCTGTTACGTTGTAGTCTTTATTAGAGGTGTATGTTCTATAGTCTTTCCAAGTCTGTCCGTCATTGTTGGAAATCTGTATTTTTACTGTACCCTCCCATGTTCCATGAGTGGTGAATTTCCATGATAGTTCTACATCAGTACTAAACCTTTCAACATTGTAATCTATATTATTGTAAACAGCCTTTTCACGTTTACTAAACCTACCAACACCGTATTTCTTTTCTACCGTTTCACCAGATTGTGTTGTATGCACAGCCTCAATGTAGTATGCAATCTGTGCTACACTACCAACCATATCTTGCGTGAATAGGTCTTTTGTGGATGTGATCGTATCGCCATTAACAGTCAATGTATGCCCATTGTCCGTGTTAATTTCATCATAAGGTTGTTCAGTTAGCTTATATGCACTCATTCTCCAGTCAGTATCACTATATCGTGATAGCGTTTGAATAGGGTACTTGCCACTACATATAAACATTACATCGCCACTTTGGATAATATTTAAATCATTGATGATTTCATCTTCAAATGGTGTATTGATTTCCAAGTTGGTGTATTCACCGTTACGCCATACACGAATATACAAGTGTCCAAACTCTAGCATAAAAGAATTATTGGTATTTGTAGTAAATTCAAATAATCGTGTTGGCTTATCGCTATATTTAACTTGCCCCACATATTGGCTACCTTGACGCTTAGCAACAGCCCCATACGGTCGAATAACCACATTCTCTGCTTCCAATAAAGCACTTTTGTATTGCTCCAAATCAAATCGACTCGATACATCCGGCGACACCTCGCCAGTTGTAAATGCTAATTGCGATATATAAAGAGGATTACTCATTACCAATCCCTCGCTTTCACATAGCTAGATATATATACTGTATCTTGTTTACGCTCTTTTGCGTTCATCCCTTTAGCCTCTTGAACTGCCGCTTGATACAATTTGTAAGCTTGGTCAAACAATCCTCTATCCCCAGTAAGCGGCATAGCTAATGCACTAGCCAATTTGCATTGCAACATATACAAGGATATCGAATCCCAAACGTCTAAATCTGTCACGTCATATATATAATCAATGAATGCTAGTGGCATATCGCTCACTATGCATTTTTTGTTATTTCCAATATTAAATATGTTGTATTCCGGTTGCGATTCAGCATGGAAGCGATCGCCTTGTGGAATAACACCTAAAATGCGGATACACTTTTCAGGATATGCATATACATAATTCCACCCATTAATTTTATGGGCGGACAATACCAATTTTTCATTTTTTCGAGCAAAATTCCATTCAAATTGTCGCAATACCAACTGTCTAGTTGGGTCATATTGCATACGGCATTGGCGACCTTGCTCTGTTTCTTCTTCAAGTGAATAAAGCAATCCTGCGTTAATTAATGCAAGTGCTTGATTACAAATATCAGTAGGTGTCATATTTCCCCCTATATGGTAATAGAGGGATGCATAAGCACCCCTCATATTGTCACTTATTCTTCCGTAGTATCGGTTTTCTTTTTGTTTGTTTTCTTAGGCTTTTCATCTGGTGGATTTTCATTGCCTGTATTGTCACCTTCAGTATTTTCATCTGGTGGATTTTTGTCACCCGGTTCTGTTTCATTACCCGGTTCGGTTTCAGTAGGCTTTTCGTTTCCTACAAATTCAAAACAATCTTTTCCAAAATCATTGATCACATCTTCTGGAATATCAATTGTTTCGCCTTTATCAACAAGGCCGTGCATAGTTAGATACATTTTTTGTTTAGTTGTTACTAACATAATTACACCACCTTATCGAGCAATATTCGTATCAAATGTAAGGAATGCGGTAATAGTACCCGCAGTCATATTGTTCGCATTTATGCGAATAAACTTCTTCGCACCAGCTGGAATACGCATTACACGTTCTTCGCCAGCTTTTGCATTAGCAGGTAATGTAACACCAGTCAATAATTTAGCATCAGCCATATTTTCCTTATCGGAAGTATAGACATTGAATAAACCTGTACCGGTTACGTCTGCATCAATACGAATGACTAACCAAGGAGCGACAACTGCGTCGCCACCTTCACCATTCATTACAACATCAGAGTTTGTATTAGTCGTGATAGCTTTCTTCCAAAAGAATACATTTTCTTTATCAATCATCATAGTTTGGTTACCCCCTATTATCTAACTTGTTGCTCACCAATAATTAATGCATCAGTACGACGTACTGGAATACCGTTAAAATCAACGACGATTTTACCCGGTTCTTGACCTGCTGCAGTTTGATATTGATGACCTTTATTAAGTTGTTTACGTAAGAAACCACGAACAGTTTTGTTCATATACCATACCGGACGGCCCATGCCAAGGTTAGGAATTTTTTCTTCCGCATCAATCATCAAGTTGATAAGGTCAGCGCCTGCAGATGCATCTTTTGTAAGTTTAGATACATCAATGTTCGCAATACGAACTGCATAGCGCCAATCACGTACTGTTAAGCCCAAGTCCCAAGAATAATGAGTTTGGTATGCTTTGTACTTTCTACCATCGCTATCAAGTGCATCAACTACACCATCTGGGTCAATATTAAAGCCAGCCTTGCCACCTTTAGGGAAGAAACCATACATAGTGTTAGGACCCCATACACAAAGCCAAATGGATGTTAATTGATTTCCGGTACCACCTGCATCAATAAGGTTTTCTGCAGAACGAGCAGTTTTATCATTGTATCTTGGAGATAAACCAATAAACTTTTCAGGCTCAGCTTTAGAACCATAGAATAAAGTAGATGCCATTTCTTGGTTCATAGATTCCAAGAATGCACGATCTTCTTGTAAGCGGAATTCAGCAGCATTGTTAGAAATATCTACCAATTTACGGTCAACAACTGCATATGCCTCGAGCATACCACAGGCGTCTGTAATTTGTGCTGTTTTGGATTTATCTTGGTTAACACCGCTGTTAAATAAACGCCAAGTCGCCTTTGGTAAGCCAGTACGAATGGTAGTCATATTACCTGTTTGAAGATTCCCTTCAAGCATTGTCATATCTGTTAAAACTTCATTGGTTTGGTTCATCATTTCAACAATTTTGTCGAGATGACCATCACCTTTTACACGTTGTGCTACATCGAGCAAAGTAGGATTTAATGTTCCAATTGCCATTTATTTTTCTCCTTATTTCTTCATGTCACTATAAATAGATTCAGCCAATTGTTGTTCAGTTGTAATTTCATGGCTGCCTTTAGAATTACCCACGCCCGGGTCTTCCTGAACCATTTCACCGACGGCCGCAAATACCTTAATCATGTTGATATTGTTGTCAATGTGACTATCAACAAGTAATTGACGTAATTCCGGTACCGCTTTAGTTAGTGCTTCGATGCCTTTGCCTGCAAGCGCTACAGTTTCATCGAATTTACCGCCTAATTCCTTTTTGGCGTGTTCATAATCCGCTTGTTGTTTTTCAACGATCGCTTGTTCTTGCTGCTCTTGATAAGCAGTTAAGATGTTCTGTGCATACTGACTGCCAAACTTGGCTAGTTCAACAGCCTGTTCCTGTGTAGCACCGACTTGGTTAAGTAATTTGCTAAAGTCTGCAGATACAGTTTCATCAAGTTCAGTACCTTCAGGAAACACGGATTTGAAATCATAAACTGTTGGTTCAGCAGGTGGCGTATTATCACCGCCTAGTACAGATGGATTACTACCTTCGCCATCTGGTTTAGCAGGTGGTTCAGTAGGTGGCGTAGGATTATTTTGGTCCGAATTCGCGCCCGGTTCATTGCCAGTCATGTTATTGTTAGCACCCATATTGTTATCAGCCATTTTGTTTCTCCTTATCGACTAAATTATTAAAATATTCTTGTTGCCCGATATATTCGAGCTGTGCAAGGTGGTATTGTTTAACTCCATCAATGCCTAATTTGTTTAGGTCCCCATGGAATAGCAATCCCACCTTGCGTTTTCCTTCATTGAAATATGTTTCACTATTTCCAGTAAACGATTGCTTTAATATGCCCGAGCGATCCATTAGGCGACAAAAAAACCACCTGCCTAGCTCTGTGCTAAGTACGTGGTTGAGAGCTTGCATATCTCGCTCTTGCATATAATCTTTAATTGTTTTCTTCATCTAGACACCGTCCATTCCTAGCCACTGCTGTAATGCAGGATTGCCATCATTGGCGGCATCTGTTGCTTGCTTGGCCGCACTAGCCATTTGAGGTGCTAGTTGAGCCGCTTGCATTAACTGCACTTGCTGCTCCTGTTCAGCCTGTGCCTGTGCTTGTTGTGCCAAGATTTCTTGATATTCATCATCAGAACGAATAATCTTAGCCGGAACACCGAGATTTACACCGTATGTATTGGCCGCTTCCTCAAAGTTGAACTTGTTGACGATATTAGGATTAGCTTGTGCCAAAGACATAATAAACGCAAAATACTGTTCGATATTTACCAATGAACTCATCTTTTGCGCTTGGGCAAGTGGTGAGATATATTCAATCTTCACTTCTTGACCATTTAATTGGTCTAAGAGTTCCTCATCATCAACAGGTGGAAATACACCGGCACGATCTAGTACCGAATACACACGTTCAATGATTGGATTTAAGAATTCAGATAGTAACCGTTCAACCACAGGACCTAATTGTTGTAATTTTTCTTGAGTTCTCTCCATAACCTCCCGAGCCGTCATCTGGCCCTTATCGATTTGGTCTAACATCAAGAATAAATCCGCACTATAGGCTCTCTTGATTGAATCCTCTGTTACTGTAATCTTATTTTGAATATCCTGTAAATTAGACTGTACTGCAAACATGGGTTCAACTTTATGTTGCCCCTCAATCTCTGTAATGCCACCCGGATACAAGTTAACCGTACTGATAACATCAGATGGTGCTTGCATAGGAGGCTTAACACTTAACTCAACGGCTGTTAGATAATCAAATTCTAACTTCTGCAACATTTGTGAATCTGGTTGAGCAAACCATGCGGCACCCTTACCGTAACCATTCAAGTCCATCGACGTATGCCGAGCGATTGGAATTGGCCACTCTTCAAAGCCACCATGATATAACACTTCATCGCTATTGCTGCCTTCAACCCAATAAATGGACGAGTATGGCATATTGCGACGTCCTAACTTATCCTTACGGTCTTTGTTAGGTTCAACCAACCAATTGACTGTGAATGATTGTTGCAAGCTATTTCCGTTATCGTAAATATTCTTTATGTTATCCGGACAATTTTCATACCCGAACTGTTCGACAATCTGATCAACTGTCATTTTGTATTTACGGCCAAAAATATTTACGATTTCCTTGCTGTTAGTACTAATAGCATAAGTACCTATCGGATACGATGTGAAACGAACACCAGATTCACTATCAGCAAATATTCCCATAGGAGCTTGACCCATGGTTAGTTCCATGTAAACTTGGTGAACTATGCTGTAGAAATTGGATTTAGCAAGAACCGCATACAAGATTTCCTCTCGTTCATCCAATAATTCAGCGACTTGGCTATTAGCTGCTACATCGATATTCTCCATGGTTAGCTTAAACCATTTACGGCTTGGTGGAGTAAGTCCGCTCATAACACCACTGGCAAATATTTGGCAACTTTCCCAAGCTACAGGATTTAGGATTTTACCATTATAAGGTTCAGCTTGGTCTTCTTCACCATCAAATTGACCAATAAAAGGCAACTGATAGTCACGCAACTGCTTCCACTTATTTACATATCGTTGCTGCGCATTAAATAGCTGAGAGAATTTCTTTCTCAACTTCGTATAATCACGCCTAACAGGCTTAACGCCCTCCGTAGGTTGTCTAGCCAGTAAAGATTCCATTTCCGCCATGCTATCCCCCTAAAATTGATTTCTGGCCGCCCATAGTCGGACCTAAGATAGTAGATTCAAAGCCACGTTTGAATTTGCGTTTAGTTTCTGCCATTTCCTCACCAGTCTGATTACTCATATTCGTTTGAACAGTTGGAGCTGGAGCAGGTGGTGTATAGTTAGCAGATGCACTCTTCATACACATCTTTATTCCTCGCTTTCTAACAAATTAAAAAGGACTGTAACTTGTATTAGCTACAATCCTATTGCCTGTTTCGCTTTTTTTAACGACCCGCGCAGCAAAGGTCAAGGCAAGAGCATCACCTTTATTCGGAGATGGTAACCCTCGGTCTTTCATATCTTTTTTACTTTCAAGCTGAATGTGACCATTCTTATCAATAATCGCTTCAGGCCCTACGATATCATCGTATAAGGCTTGGTCATTTGGTGGAATAGAACCACCCTCACGGAGCCATTCTTTCATTTGTCCCCACATATACGCCCTCATATTTAGGTATACAGGGTCATTACTCTTACCGCCAAATTCAATCAACCGCCATTTGCGCCCTAACTGCTTACCAATGGAATATATCCCTGTTCCATACCCCATATCGATAAATACGGCATCAGCTTTGTATTCGTCCTCGAACTGAGCAATCAGTTGAGCCATGCGCCAATCATCATCATTCTTAGGAATAGATGCAAGCGACTTCATAGAGTAACCTTGACGCATTACTATTTCTAAGGAGTCTGAACCAGTCCACGCAGGATCCACACCAATGATTACAGGTAGATGTTCAAATGCTCCCGGCTTATAAGATTGTTTTTGTGCTTTGTCAGCAATTTCAGTAGAGATGAATTGCAAATCTGATGCGGAAGGGAACACACCACGCACACGAACTTTGAAGAAGTCGGAATCCTCACCGTAAGCCTCTAACCATTCTTCAATCTTAGCTTTGTTAGATATCTTAACAGTTCTACTATCAATCTGATATGTATTCCAGAACTTTCTATATTTTCTAAAACATTCACGGAACCGCCCACTATTACGAGTAGGGTTACCAAATGCACACCAAATAATTTCCGTGTTAGCATCTGTAAGAGCCCCTTCAGTTACTTCCCAAATGACATCATCAATAGCAGAGGCTTCATCAAATAGAACCAATATCCGATTACCTTGATTGTGAAGACCGGCGAATGATTCAGGGGAATTCTTACTCCACGGAATAGCATCAATACGCCATGTTTTTTCGTAGTCTTTATCACTACTGAATATAGCTGTTGCCGTATACGTAAATAAATCCTTAGCAATAAACATATTGTGCCATTTGCTAAGTTCTGGCCATGTTTTAGTTCGCAATTGGCCTTCTGTATTAGCCGTAACTACGCCACGAGTATTCTCATGAGTAGATATGGCAAAATGAATAAGCCATGATATCAGTGCCGATTTACCGATACCATGGCCAGATGCTACCGCCTCTTGAATAGCGGTTTGTAGGTCTTTGCCCTTCTTTAATTGTTCACCGATGTCTTTTAAGATTTGTATTTGCCATTCATCAGGCCCTTCCATATCTTCCAATAGAGTCCCCGGCTCTCCCCAAGGATAGGCAAAATATACAAACGCTAACGGATCATGTGTAAGAGCGCCTAATGCCTCTATTAATTCATCATGTTTTTCCATTAGCTTTCTCCCGTGCAGCTTTCAATTTATCCATAGCAGACACCGTAAGCTCACCTTTGACATCGATATTTTTAGTATCTCTCCACTTTTCAGGATTACGGTTTTTCAGCCAGAATATTTGAGCCGTAACATCCGGAGGCTGTTGTTTCTTTACAACTTTAACAAGCTTTCCATTCTCGTATGTTTTCTCTTCATATTCGTAACCTATAGCACGTTTATGCAATGCATTTTCAACTTCAAGGTCAATAACTTCCTTCCCTCTTTTAAGGGACTGCAGAAACTGCGGCGAGCTCTTTTTCCAGTCATACAAAGTTCTAATCGAAATACCTATATTTTTTGCTATTTGCTCATCAGTAAGGCCATCACGAGCCCAACCTTCTGCACGTAATAAATTATCAGGGTCAGTCAACCAGTTTTTTCTATTTACTCGCAATGGATCATCACCTCACTTTAATGTATTACCACCCTTGCGTGTTAATTTCCCATTTTTTCTTACACATAATCCGCATGAATTTTTACTAGCGCTTGAATGCGTAATATAGGATTGACATAGGCCGTCGTAAAATATTTCATTGGCCGTACATATTCCATTTTTATTATTCAAGCATTTGTGCTTGATGCAGTGTATTTGTGTCATAATTTTTTGTAACAAAAAAGGCACATCAATTAAGATGCGCCTTTTTGCGTTTGGTACTCTAAATGCTTAGGAGATGAACTCATGTTCTTCCACTTACAATATATCATAGATATAGTGGGCTTAAAAGGTCGATATTAGCCGTTTACCGCCGATTTCCGTCGGAGTTTATACCCAAGCTCTACGAGTGCCAAATTCTTATATTCTTTACCTTGCGATTCACCGTAACCAACAAATGAATAAGCCCCCTTAGCAGACATACCATTGATATATTGTTGCATGAGGATAATAGATCCAACTGTATTAGTTAATGTATCGATCATATGACAAGCATCATCACGTTTAGTTAGTAGTTCATGGATTTGACGTTTATACCTCATTTCCATATTTAGTAGCCGATTAATATCATCTTCAATTCCTGATGGTTCACCGCCGTCTACTCGTTCTTTCCCGTAGTTTACTGCACGTAATGATGTGATATCACTTTTAATACGTTGGATATTACGCTTTAACGATTTAATCCTCAATGCTGCCTTACTTGCTTCGTGTAGATACTCATATGCCAGTTCACGATATTCTTTTTTACTAAATTCTACCATAGGACCACTTCCTTGAAAAACACCAATCATTTATTTTCGTTATTTTATTCAAGCAGAAAATCACCACTAGCATAATAATCTTTATATTTAAATAGTTTGTTTTCACACTTCGCACAAACGCACCATTCGTCATAGTGGTAATCTAACCCTGAATACATTTCCGAATTATCACACTCTTTACCATCTAGATTTACAAAATAAGAAACCTCACCATCAACCTTTGAATTTACAATAAATTCCTTGCATCCACATTTAGGGCATTCACCTATTTGTTTAATAAGTTGGTATTCATTCATATATTAATACTCACTCCTTAAAAAATACTAACCATATTGTCTTGCCCCTACGTTGTCCAATTATTGGCTTGCTAGGCAATAGCCTTTTTACATCGGAAAATAGCACCTGCTCCTCATTCCATTTAAAAATAAGCGTGCCATTTTCTTTGAGCACTCGCCAGCATTCTGCAAGACCTTGCTTAATATCATCTTTCCAGCTAGTCCCTAGCGTTCCATATTTAGCTTTTAAATATGATGTATCACCTGCATTTTTTAAATGCGGCGGATCAAAGATAACCAAATAAAACGTTTCATCATCAAAAGGCATGTTTTTAAAATCTGCTACTACATCTGGGTTGACTACTAACTTTCTGCCGTCGCATAGCGTTGTGTCTAAAGTTCGATTATCCATATATAAAGCACTTTCATGCTCTTTATCAAACCAAAACATTTTAGAACCACAACAAGCATCTAGTATTTTCATTATTTTTATTGATTATCTTTAATACACACATTTTTAGTTTTGCAGTACACATCAACATATGTTTCATTACGATCACCATTGTGTGTTACTTCGATAAATTCTTCGATAGTCCGACCACTAACAATGGCTTTCCAGTTTTGTAGGGTTTTGCAAAACCAAACAATGAACATATCTTCTGGTTCAACAGTTTGATAGCCTAAATTTTCAATCAACACTTTACGAGCTGCTTCAATTGCTTTTGTTTGTAATTCGTACATGTTTTTATAATCTCCTTTACTAAATCCGATTTAACGCCTTCCATTCACTTAATGTAAAAGTGGAAATACTATGTTTCTTAGCAAATTCAAATTCGCCATTACAACCTCGGCTAGACTCCCACGCTGGGCACAATACTAAAATGTCACAATGTCCAAGCAGACTTAAACAGATATCTAATCCCCTTTGGTAATCGTTACCAGTCAGATATACATACCCAAAGTTATGAATAGGGGAAATATAGTCATGACTCGTATCATTTAAAACCAAATCTCCCATGATTATATCAATCTTTTTACGATTGCTTTCCTTGCCGCCATATGGATGGGCGACATATACTAATTTTTTCTTCATAGCATCAACCTTTCAACGTTTCAATATGTACCCAAATCCCTGTTACTGGATTCCAATACTTCTCTGTAATCTCACTACAGACTTGAGCATCATCATTCCAGTAATTCAACTTAGTCATACAGTCCTTAAATAATTTAATAAGATTATCTGTATCTGGCCGAGTGGTTTTCCAATGTGGCGCTTTGCAATTTGCTTTACCGAAACACCACTTGGTAACCAGTCGAATAGGTCCCTCTAATGGCTCACTAGGAACATGATCAACTAAACCATCTAAAAATATTTGTTTAGCTTGTTTCAACTTATCGGATTCATAAAAGATAGGTTTACCATGCTGTATATTCACCTGTTTCGTTTGATGAGTAACAGTAGGAACCTTTTTAAGAGGAATGAAAAATTCAATAATCAATAACCAATCCTCCTTTATTAATAATAACCAAAACAATTTTCAAAGCCCTTTTGTAATGTAGGGTTCAACCTAAGGGGAATAGGTAAGAAAAGGATGATTTTAGAAATCCTTTTCCTTACCCCCTTAGCTTGAATCCACCTTACATTGGGACACAAACAATAACAACATACACTTATATATATAAGAGCGTTTGTTGTTATTATTGTTAACCTAAATATAATTTTATAGATTAACAATCTTCTGGTTTAAACAACTCTCCTTTATCAACATTTAAAATTGGTGTTTCTCTTAAATATCGACGAATAGTCATTTCGCTAACTTCCATAATTTCGGCTACCCGTTTAATATCCGCTCTGCCGTTAAACCCATTTTCAGCAGCAGCAATATTAAATGCATCGACCAATTGCTCTTTTTTCTTTTCCTTAGCAGCTTTTTTGCGTTTGTTTATAACATTAGCTCCTTTTTGTTGTGGGCTATCAAATTGAGCCATTGCAAGGAACCCGTTCGTATCCACCTTGTGAATGGGGTATTCAAACCATAAATCTACCGGTTTAAATTTAGGATATTCTCGAAGTGTTCCTTCCATTCGCCATGCAGTACATTGGCTAGTATCAATAGGAGCATCTTGGAGTTTATCCTCGTTCATGTTCTCGAGTTCAAGTTCTAGTAAGTCAAGTAATGCATCTGGATCACGAGCGAATACACCGGAGCCGGATGCACGGTCCATAGAGCGCTTACCAGTTTGGCTGCCTTTGGAATGATGATGACAATAAATGACTGCGCATTTAAGTTCAGTACATACCTTGTCAAACTGATTACAGAAATTCGCCATTTGATCAGCGCTGTTTTCGTCACCTGTAATTACCTTGTAGATAGGGTCAATAATGATAGCCTTGTAGTTACGCTTTTGGGCTCTGCGGATAAGTTTAGGCGCTAACTGGTCCATTGGTAAGGACTTACCACGTAAATTCCATATGGATATATTCCCAATATTGCTTGGTTGCTGGTCAAGGGCCTCGTATACATCTTTAAAACGGTGTAAGCATGATGCCCTATCAAGTTCTAAATTGACATATAGAACTTTGCCTTGTGTGCAGTCAAATCCAAACCACGGCTTACCTTCAGCAATGGAAATGCATAATTGAATTAGCGCAAATGATTTACCCGCTTTAGATGGTCCAGCAATGAGCATCTTATGTCCTTCACGAAGAATTCCTTCAATTAATGGTGGTGCAAGGTCTGGCATGTTATCCCATAATGCATCAAGTTCTTCTGGCTCAGGTAAATCATCATTAACCGATGCTATCCATTCTTCCCATTCCTTATAGTTTTCTTTACCAATATTGGTTGCCATAAGGAATTGGGGTTTTCCATCTCGCATAACACCCGGCATTCGAGACAATCGGCTAGGATTACGATTCTTTTTATCTGGTTTAAAGCCATTCTTTTGAGCAATGGAATATATAAAGTCAACACGCTTTCTGTATTCCTCATAGGAGTAAGCATCTACTTTAACGATTGCATGAATTGATTTACCACCACTAAATACCATGGCTGCAATTGGTAATTCTAATTGTTCAAGAATAGCTTTTTGCTTTCCGAGCGACATATTGTCAGATTCCAAGAGCATATACCGAAATGCAGTTACATTATCATTTTTAACACCTTTACCATCAATTGGATTAAACCGAATCCATGCGCCCATTTCTTTGTTAAAGCTGCCAAACACATTTTCTAATTGTGTCGTACCGTTAATACCATCTATGATTTGTTGTACCGTGCGGCTATAATTTCCCATCGTAGGGGACTGTTTACCATCTGGTAAGGCAAATGTATTAACTACATATCCAACATACTCCTCTGGCTCAAATAACGTGGTCAAATATGTAACAATATCTTGTTTACGTTGCTCTAAAGGATATGATTTAGGAATATGAACATCAGATTCTTCAATCCAGTTCTTATCAACAACTTGATATTGTTCTGGAGTTGTGGCCAATACCATGGAATCAAAACTTAATGCTTCATTATTTTCAAACTTATGTTTAGATGTCCATCCATTTTCTTTTGCCATTTGAGTGATCGTGGCACCGGTAACAAGTTTTCCAGTATATCGACCAAATGATTCCCATTTAGCAGCACATTCACCATCATGGAATCGTTCTCCATCATCTGCAGACCATTCCTCCCACACGAACATAGGATAGCCTTCTTGATGAAGTGCAAGGCCTACGTTTAGCCATTCATCATAGGAGCATTGGGCAGGGTCTATATATTCGAGTAATTCTCGTAAATCAATTTTGCTTTCCATGTTTACTCCTTACCATTGGGGACTAAAATCTTCTACAGGTGGTTTATATGTAGCAGGCACTACACCTTTAGGAATGCGCCAACCACTAGCACTAATACGACTAATCATCTTAGAGGCTTGGTTATTGCTCCATGTTCCTACATTTTTAAATCCTTTATTTTCAAGGAATCTAATTTGTTTAGGGGTAGACAAGCCTTCTTCACGACGTTTTTGTAATCTATCAATGAGCATAGATGCTTTTCCAGCATCTTCAATGTTGTCACCATTAATCCCAAATTGCTCAAGCGTTTTCTTTTGACTATCCGTAATCGCACTCATTTGCCAACCAAAGGCTGGAACATAATGGGTAAGGTCTTCGGCTTGAATAGAAAACTCGAATTGTAATGGATCAACAAGTTGTGCTTTCTTCTTACGCATAGCAGCGAGTTCTTTTGCAAGTGCCTCTTCACGTTGAGCCAATACATCTGATTCTGCATCCCTTTCGCATTCTTCAAGGTCCATTCCTTTTTCTTCAAGAATTTCCGTCATGCGTTTGGCCACATCATCTGATTTAGCGATTAAATGAGCCGGTCTACACAATTCGTGACGCTCCACATGCCATAGAAAATCTAAAATTAATAGATGATCTTTACCCGGTGAAAGCCGTGTGCCACGTCCTATCATTTGACAATACAAGGCACGAGACCGAGTAGGACGTAATACAATAACACAATCAACGCTTGGACAATCCCATCCTTCCGTTAGCAACATTGAATTACAAAGTACATTATATTTACCTTCAGCAAATGCTTGTGTAATTTCTGTACGGTCTTGGCTTTTACCGTTTACTTCTGCTGCTTTAAATCCTCGTTCATTAAGAATTTCACAAAATCGTTGACTGGTAGCAATTAATGGTAAAAATACAACGATTTTTCTATCCCTGTATTCCATTAATTTATTGGCTATTTCCTCTAAGTAAGGTTCCAATACTCTACCGATATCTCCCACAGCAAAATCACCAGTTGAAATCTTAACCGATGAGATATCTAATGTGAGCGGTAATGTTTGCACCTTAATCTTAGCCAAGAATCCCTCTTGAATAGCTTTAGGTAGTGTATATTCAAATGCTAAGCTTTCAAACACACGTCCTAAATTTTTCATATCTGAGCGATCTGGTGTAGCCGTTACACCTAAGACTTTGGCTTGGTCAAAGTAATTCAATATAGCCTGATAACTGCTAGATACAGCATGATGTGCCTCGTCAATGATAATGACATCAAAGTACGTTTTACTGAACATTGACAATCGTTTGTCTTTGCATAATGTTTGAACAGAACCGACTATGATACGGTCCCATTGTCCAAGACATGTATGTTCAGCCTTTTCCATTGCCGTTGTAAGTCCTGACGCACTCATAATTTTGTCAGAAGCTTGCTGCAATAGTTCTTCACGATGCGCAAGGATAAGAACACGCTTACCCCTGCGAACCGCTTCCTCCGCAACTTTGGCAAAACAGATTGTTTTGCCTGTGCCAGTCGGAAGAACCAACAATGTTTTATTAACCGTTTCCCATTCATGCCATATCGAGTCTACAGCTTGTTGTTGATACGGTCTAAGTTCCATTAGAATGCACCGTATCCATTGGTTTGAGCATTAGGACTTGCAAAACATTTTTTTATTTCGTTACGAGTACCATTATTACCGTCATTTTTTACATAGCCTTGTTGCGATAATTCACACATAGCAGATTTACCAATTAATTGTTCAGGGTCAGGATTGTAGTTTTCACCTTTCTTAGCAAGACCTACAGCCATAAATAATTCTGTAACTTTCCAAATGGTTGACTTTGTATAGAATAAGTTGTGAATCAATTTTGTTTTACCTTGATCACCACCATCTACTTCGAGAGTAATTTGAGCTTGTGGACAAGATGGTAACTTGCTACCTTCTTTTGGTTCATAGAATTTCTTTTCTACATTAGTAATTACAAATGGATAAGAACCAGCTTTAAGTAACGTATATTCACGTTCTTCCGCTAAAATAGGTTGGTCAAATGAATATACTTCTTCTGCTTTACCGAATGTTTCAAAATTGCTTTGTGTTGTCATAATAATTAATTTCCTTTCTTAATTGCTTCAACAATATTTGGCCAGAATGGGATAATCCATCCATTAACGAATTCTGGATCATAATTTTCAAATGGTGTACCAGCTGGATATTTACCACGAGCGATAACTACTGATTGAACTTGTTCTAATGTGATACCATCTTTAACCATTAAGTCTTTTAATGGTTTAGGAATAGCTGTTTCAACTAATGGTGTTTCGTTTTTGTTAGTATCAACAGCTTCCTGTGGTGGTCTTACAGGTTGTGTTGTAGTAACTTCCCCAATTTGTTCCTTAGTAGCATTCATTACCTCTGGAGCATATTCATTATTAGCAGCTTGTGCTAATTCTTGTGCTGCAGCAGTTGGTAGTACATCATCTGGAATAACATGAGAGATTTGACTATATTCAAATGGCATCATATCTGGTAATCCATGACGATTTTTAGCATCCCATGCAGGGTTATGAGTAGCGTACATTAAACGCTTACCATTGGTTGCTTTCTTCCTGTTAGTTTGAGTAGTGATGATTTCGTTTTTATAATTGGCAAAGAGTACCATGTCCGCCCATTCTTTAATAAGTGGAGATGTTTGACTTCCCGTCTTTTTGCCAAGTTTTAATTCAAAGCGATCATATGCGCCTAATTCATCTGGCTGTTCAAACTTACGAATTTGAGCATGAGCAGTAAGCACTACGTTCATACCTGCGTTGATAACTTCATCAAGTAGATTTAGGAAGCGGCCCATTTCCTCACGGACAAATACATATCCATTACCATACCCAAAGTCTTCAATCCCAGATTTATTATGTTTTGCACAGATGTATTCAACACATAACTGTTCCGCCCAGTCAATCGTGTCAATGACTAAAGTCCGATAAAAACCCGGCATTGTTGCGAATTCCTTAACAAAGGAAATAAGCATTTGCCATGATGTAGGCTTATCTGTACGAGCAACATCTAAATGGTCTGTGCTGCCCTCTGTATCAATAAATACAGGTGAGGGGAAGTGACTGGCAAAGGTTGTTTTACCAATACCCTCAGTACCATACACAACGACCTTCTGAGCTCGTTTTCGTTTACCTGTTGTAATATTCATTAAAAATCACCCCATTCATTTTTAGGTTTAGTTTCATTAACTGGTGCTGCCACATTATTGTACTCTGCACCTTTAATGTGCCCATCTTCAATAATGATGGAACATTCATCTTGGTTATTAGTAACACGAGTAGCAATGACCTGTAGACCTTCCGATTCAAGCCAAGCCCCAAATTCTTTCATAGTGTCTACATCCATTTGTTCGAGTTTATCCATAAGTACGAATCCACACTTAGGATTTAAAGCTCTAACAATTGCTGTAGCTACTTTTAACTGTTCCGCACCAGACATGCAATCCCATTGACGATCATTGTAGATAAGGACGCCATCTTGAATGGATAATCCTGATAATGGCATTTGTACAGATTCAAGTAGTTTATTTTTATCTTCCCTGATGGCTTCAAGTTCACCAGTCAAGTTGTCATAATCTGCTTTATAATCAGCAGCTTCCTGTAATGCTCTTGCACGTTCTTGATTAGCACGTACCTTTTGATTAATGGCATCTACATTTTTGATTTGCTCCTCGAGTTCAGCCGTCGATTCATCCTCAAGGTCTTTAGCTGCTGTTGTTGCAATATCATAATCTTCAGCCAATTGTGCCTGCTTAGCTTGCAGTTCTTCAAGCTTCTTTTGCGTTTCATCAACCAAGTTGTTGATGGTAACCATTTGAGCTTGAATAGCAGAAACATTGTTCCGCTTTTTTTGATTTTCTGCATTCTTTAATAAAATGGCTTGTTGTTGTTGGATAAGTTCCGATGCGCTAATCGGTTCGAGTGGCACATCATCATAACCAACTAACTCTTTAGCGTATTTGTCTTTCTGAGTGGCAATTTGCCCTATAGAATGACGTTTTGCATATACCTCTTGGTGTTTACCTTCGAGTTTATTTAATTCGTCTTCTACTCCCAATAATTTCAAAAGTTCATTTGCTTTTTCCTTGTCGCTCATTTCCATGAACTTAGGAAGGTCTAAGGCTAATTGGCCAATGAAGCCATCTAAAATACGTTGACCTGATTTTTTACCTTCTGGATCTACGACTTTTAATGTGCTGCTATTACCACTACGTGTAACCACTAGACCATTAGAGAGTTTTACTTCTAATTTAGGTGGGTTGTAGCTCCCATCACGCACCGCACTAGATGGTTCAAACTTTGCACCGCCTAGTGTCCAAGCAATAGCATCAAGAATAGATGTTTTCCCCTGTCCATTCTTTCCACCAATAATAGTTAATCCATTAGGTGATGGTTCATAAGACACAGCTTTAACACGCTTTACATTTTCTAATTCAAATGAATTAATTTTGATTGATTCTCCCATGCATTTGCTCCTTATTCTTGAGTACCAGCCAATAACAAGTAATTGGTTAATTCAGATTTAATTGAATCGGTTTCATATTTGATAGCATCTTTAACATAACGATTCATGATTGGACAAGATAACTTGAACAATAATTTATCCCCTTCGTCTTTAGGTTTAATGATGTCTAATTGCACTTCAATTTTTTGAGTGAATTGACTTTCATTAAGAATGACCATGTTTACAAAGATAAAGCGAGGCATCTTTAAAGTGCCTTCCGCTTCTTTTACTTTGATGCTCATAACATAGTTGTCATCATCAGTTCTAGTAAAATCGCCTTCCGTTTGTGTTACGTATTTGAAGTTTCTAACAGCAATTAAAAGCTTTTCGTAATCTTCGATTTCATGTTCATGAATTCGGAGTAAATCAAGCATTTCTTTTTGCGTTAAACTTAGATTAAAGATGGAGTTCCATTCTTTAAACTGTTCGCTTTTTTGAAATGCATATACAATTTTGTCTTGCGTACGATCTGTTACGGTACAGTCTGTTACTGCTACCACCTTTTTGTCTGAATATGTAATAACAGATGTTTTAGGG